GCCGCACTATCGCCAGTAGCCATGAAAGCAAAGGCGCGAACGCTTGTGCGGCGACACGGTGCTCGTCTTATTATGGTGGACTACCTGCAGTTGATGACAGTCGGATACCGCGCCGAGAGTCGAGAACGTGAGATAGCAGAGTTCATGGGTGCATTGAAAGCTATGGCTAAGGACTTGGCTGTTCCGGTTATGGCAGCATGCCAAGTCAATCGAGAAGTCGAGAAGCGTACTGATATCAGGCATCAATTAGGGGATCTGCGCGAGTCTGGTTCTATCGAGCAAGATGCGGATGTTGTGCTATTTGTCGAGCGTCCTGAAGAGTTTGGGATCGATCAGTTGAAAGACGAGGACACTGGCGAGAAGGTCAAAACTAAAAACCGTGCAACGTTTCGGATCCGGAAGAATCGCACAGGCCCATCGGGGCGCATACGAATGCAATGGAACGGACCATATCAACGGTTCACAGAGGGGTGGCCGGCGATAGAAGAAGGCAATGGCAACGACAATGGCGAATCGTTTTGAGAGGATTGACAAATGACTGAAAGGACACCCGCCCAGATAGCAACGCAAATCGCTAATGGCGCATTCTATCCGGACGGCCCATCGCTGAAGGAACGGGTCGCAGCGGCTCGTCACTGGCTTGGAATGGCTGAGATGGCTGAGAAGCCTTTGCTGGTTGCTGGATATCTTCACAACGCACGACAGCAAGTCGAGAGCGCAATTGAAAGTATGCTATGAGAATGGGGCCGAAGATGCCGCTGCTGCCGACTGCTGGCGTGTGGGAGAAGATATCTGAACTGATCCCGCTTGATCCCACGGTTTATTCGCCGGGTGAGCTGAAGCCTGTACCTCTGTACGGCGGTGCTCTCATGAATTGGAAGAAACGCGCTGAAAAACCAACTCGGGTCTGCAAAAATCCGGATTGCAATATAGGCTTCATTCCAACGTCGGATAGACATCTATATCATTCGAAAAAATGCGGGCAAGTGAAGTACGTTAAGAAAGCTGACAAAATTGCAGCAGAATCCGACACTACACATCTCGATACTGTGCACACTGGTTGATTTTTTGCTACATTCAACGCAGTCACGCCTCGACTTGTTCATAGCTGCTGGGGAGTTGAGTCGGGGTGCGGCTGCGAAAGGCGATGTATGGATCTGATTGTAAAGACTGCTCGCTTCGCGGAACAGCAGCGGATCATAGATAGTCGTTTATTGCCGGTGGCAATTGCGCGCAAGCTACCCGAACACTATCCCCTGCGATATCACGGCCGGCGATTATCGCAAATTATGCCGGAGTGGGAGTGGATTCGTTATTTGTCAGAGGATGAAGTTCTACCGCTCTACGCGGCTCGGCTCGAGGCTGTGAGCTTTGAATGGATTCGGGAACGCTTTGAGATATGGCTGGATGAAGTAGAGAAGAACGGTGTCAGAATGCCCGGTGTCGTATTGCTATGCCATGAAGATCTGAGCAAGCCGGGTGCGTGGTGTCATCGTCGGATGTTTGCTGAATGGTGGACACAACATACGGGCGATATGGTTGAAGAACTGATGGCTATACCTGTGCCTGATTTGCAGATATCACTACCGCTTGAGACATTGGCTGAGGGGGTTGCATGGATAGCGAATTGAGATTGGGCAGGCCAGAGGACGGACATGAAATTGAATTGGATCTAACGCCAGAGTTTGTCGGGTCAACTATTCGAGTGGACGGCGAAAACGTTGGCCGCGTGATAGAACTGGAGTTGCAGGCTGGAATTGGAGATTCGCCACATATGGTAATGAGAGTTCGCAGAGGAGACGAATCGTTAGACGGAGCGTGGTCGGTTGTATATTACGGGGGCGCCGCGCATGTTAAGATAGGCGGTGCGGTTATAACGACAAGCGTAGTGCTGCCGATATATACAATACGCCAAATCATATCATGGGAGTGGCGGCATGGCATGAGAATACGGTTGCATAGGTTGTGGAAGCGAGTGCGAGAACGATGGCACGGAAAGCAACAAAAGCAACAGGTATAAAAAAGCGTGAGACTCGCAAGGCTCGTTTCCTGAAGAAGTTTGCGGAGTTGGGCAACGTGACGGCTGCCGCGAAAGAATCGGGCATTGACCGGACTAGGATCTACGCTTGGCGAGCCGAGGATGAAATATTCGCGGCTGGTTGCTTGGATGCTGAAGAACAGTGGGCCGATAATTTGGAGGAGGTTGCCGGTGCTCGAGCGATAGAGAAGAGCGACCTCCTATTGATATTTCTGCTTAAGGGTGCAAAGCCTGGAAAATACGGCGACAAATTGAAACAGATCCTTAGTGGTCCGAACGATGGGCCTATCCAAACGGAGGATCGAGTCAAGATCGCAGCGAAAGAGATAGATGGTATATTGGGACGAGATATCGAAAGAACAGAAGATAGCGCTGAGGACCCAAGCGAGTGATGAAACTAAGGCTCAGTGGCTATACGATTGGTACGGACGGGGCACTGGTCTCAGCTTCGCACGCCGCAAACAGCATCCACCTGACGGCGATTGGGACACATGGATGGTGCGTGCTGGCCGTGGTTTTGGCAAGACCAGAACAGGCGCCGAGTACATTTGCCGTCTGGTTGACCAAGGATACAAGCGTGTTGCATTGGTAGCACCGACGGCCGCCGACACCCGCGATGTGATGATCGAGGGCGAGTCGGGGCTGATGAACATCAAGATGGACGGCGGAGTGCTGGATTACAAACCGGCGCTCCGCCGCGTCATTTGGCCCAATGGTGCAATGGCCACCAGTTATAGCGCCGAAGAGCCGCGCCACCTAAACGGCCCAGCCCACGATGCCGCATGGTGTGATGAATTGGGGGTTTGGAAATACGCTCAAGAGACGTGGGACATGCTGATGCTCGGATTGCGTATCGGCACTCGTCCGCGTTGTATAATCACGACTACCCCGAAGAATAGTCGCCTCGTGAAGGCGATCAATAACGATCCGACCACGAAAGTGGTTACCGGAAGTACGTACGAAAACAAAGCGAATCTCGCTCCCCGCTTCTTCGATACCGTTCGTCGTCGCTACGAAGGCACTCGGCTCGGTCGCCAGGAACTCTATGCTGAGATACTCGAGGACGTAGAAGGCGCGTTGTGGACGCGTGCAATGATAGATGATGCGCGCGAGACTGAACGACACGCGCATGACGTGGCTGCGGAATTGGCATGGATTGTGGTCGCCGTCGATCCATCTGGCTCTGATGGCCGAACGGGTGACGAAATCGGCATTATGATAGGTGGTGTTGACAAAACCCGCACACATGTGTATATTCTCGCCGACGAGACACTGCTGGCTAGCCCGAATGTGTGGGGAAACCGTGCGGCGAGATCGTACTATGACTGGGGAGCATCTCTCCTGGTGTATGAGGCCAACTTTGGCGGTGCCATGGTTGGCAGTACAATACACACGGTTGACAAAGACATCCGACTTAAGAAAATCACGGCGAGCACGGGCAAGCATGTACGGGCTGCACCTGTAGTGTCGCTATATGAGCAGGGTCGCGTTCATCATGTGGGCGGTCTGGCTAAACTGGAAGACGAGATGTGCGGTTGGGTGGCTGATGAGTCTGACTGGTCACCTAACAGGATGGATGCGCTTGTATGGCTAGTAACTGAACTGGCCGTCGATGTGAAGCGAGGGCGTGTCTGGTTATGATGCTGGTAGTATAGTAGCTCATTCACCACGTGTGAATGGAGTAACGGGGCCGTTCAAGATGAGTGGTCCCTGCCACAAGCCATGGTATGTCATGCGTAAGATGTCTATGTTACAACGCCTGATATTGAAGCTCGCGGGTTTTGTGGGCGTGAATGTCACGGCGTTTGGTGCGAGTGAGCCAGGTAAGCCCCCCCAAGGCTTTGAGGGGATGGTCAACGAAGGCTATGGGGGTAATCCCGATGTACGGGCATCGCTCGATGCGCTTGCGTGGACACTGTCGGGGATAGACTGGCAGGTCAAGAGAATTGATCGCACTGTAGCGCGTGATCAATGGGAAGTGCTTGGCGATCACCCGTTCTACGATTTATGGGCAACCCCGAACCCGATCCAAACTCAAGAAGAATATCTCGATATGCTCGTGCTCATGTGGTTCATGGGCGGCGAGGCGTTTACGCATATTGTGACGGTCGGGACTGAAGCGAAGCCAGAACCAGCGGAATTGTGGCTATTGCGGCCTGATCGTGTCGAAGTTGTACGTGGCAAAGAGTTCCAAGATCCAATCACTGAGTACCGTTTCCGTAAGGGCACAGATCCGACAGACAAAGGCATTCCGATTGATCCACTCAATATGATGCATATTAAGTTTGGCAATCCGCTCAATCAGTTGCGTGGTATGTCGCCACTACGTGCATCGGCAGTGAGTATCGATGCTGGCAATGAGGGGCGACGATGGAATCTGGCGATGATTCGCAACGGTGGTAAGGCATCTGGTGCAATGACATTAAAAGATGGATCTATGGAGATTGATCCAGATACGCAGCGCCCAGCAATTGAACGGCAGATCGTTGAAAAAATGACCGGTCCTGACAATGCAGGAAGAATGCATTTTATCGAGGGCGCTTGGGAATGGTTAGAGTTGGGGAAGACGCAGACCGACATGGATTGGGGAGGTGGATTGCAGACGAGTCTTAAAGACATCTCGAAAACGGCTGGGGTCAATCCTGAAATTATTGGAGATCGCGCGAATGCCACATATAGCAACTACGAGCAATCACGGGCGTCATTTTACACCGAAGCTATTCTCCCACTATTAAATCGTCTACGGGGTCGGATTAACACCGATATTATGAAGCTATATGCCGATGGTACTTGCGTAGATTATCGGACTGATAATGTTGAGGCATTGCAGGAAAACACGACTGATAAGTTCGCGCGTCTCAAGGGCGCAAAGTGGATGACGATCAACGAGCAGAGAACAGACACAGGCCAAGAGTCGATAGACGGCGGCGACGCGCTTATCTTGTCGCCAACCGATCTTGTGGTGCCAGTCGAAGAGTTGGGCTTGTTCAGCGACGACACAAGCACGGAAGGTGTCGATGATGAGAAGGCGTTGCCGTTTTCATGGTAGAACTGACGACAGAAGGTGTGCGGATAGCGCATTGGAAGCGCGTAGAGGCCACACGGCGGCAGCTTGATAGGCGTGCTGTGCGTGAGGTGCGCAAACAATTCCGCGCAGAGTCCATGGAAGTGTTGGGCGTATTTACTGGATCGGGCACGACTGAAAGCGGAGCAACTGCGGCTATCGAGACCATTATTGCGCAAGAACAGGCATGGGAATCAACTTATCAGCGGCTCTACACTATTGGCGGGACGGGATTTGCAGTGGCAACATTTCAAGAGATTGTCGGCACGCGACCGCCTCAAGATATACAGGATCTATGGGCTGTCGGCGTCCAACAGTATGTAGAGACGGCCACACGTCCTAAGATAGTCGGGATTGGTACGACAACCGCCCGGCGAGTTCAGACAGCAATCGCAAATGGTTTGGCTGAAGGCGAGGGTATTCCGAAGATAGCTCGACGGATCCGGCAGGAATATGTGGGGTTTAACCGAGCTAGGTCGGTGGCAATAGCACGGACGGAGATGACGCCGGCGAGTAACTTCGGCGCCACCCAAGCTGCGCAATCGACAGGATTGGATCTACAACAGGAATGGATATCGACAAAGGACGACAAGACGCGTGGCTTAGAATCATCTGATGAGTTCAATCATATAGATGCCGATGGACTTGTAACAGAATTAGAGCAACCATTCGAGGTATCCGGCGAACTGCTATTGTTCCCTGGCGATGTGTCATTCGGGGCATCGCCGGGAAATGTCATCAACTGCCGGGGCGCTGTGGCGTTTCGGAAACGAAGGTGAAATCATGAATGGACGACCTGACGTACGCACAAAGGATATTATACTGCCGCTCGGCATGTCGACGTCTGTTAAGGATGTAGATACATCAACTCGAACGGTCGTGCAGTATTACTCCTCATGGGAACAAGACTCGATAGGTGATCGGATCATGCCGGGCGCATGGACGAAGACAATACAGGAGCGCGGCCCTGATTCAGCACACCCGCGTATCAAGGTATGCGAATGCCATATGTTCTGGCCACCGTTGGCCGCGCCAAAGTCTCTAGTACAAGACGACAAAGGACTACTGGCAACATGGTCGCCCCCCGACACGGAAAAGGGTCGGGATATACTGGTGCTATATGAATCGGGAGCGATTACCGAAGGCAGTGTGGCGTTCGACATTCCGAAAGGGAAATCAGAAGGGAATGAAACAGATCGCGGACTTGATATCCATGAAGCTATATTGTGGGAAGTATCCCCCGTAACATGGGGCATGAATGCAGATACCCCAGTTGTTGCAATAAAGTCGATTGACTCCCCACAGGACTTGCTACGCATCAGTCGAGAGATGCAAGCTGCCCAGTCTGCGCTTCGTAATGGCGTGTGGGATACGGACGAGACGCCTACAATGTTAGCCTTACAAATAGACGTATGGGCGAAAGCTCTAGACGAATACGCACTCGCACAACAGGAGCCGCTACGCACTCATGTTGATGTAGAGCCGCAGCTTACCGACGATGATATAGAGCCGCTGATGCACTCTATCGCAAGATGTACTCCTCAGATAGAGGCTTAGTATTATGAGTGATCTAACAACGCTCCAGACTGCCCTTGATACAATGGCACAAGCACTGGAAGCGGAACGGAAGGAAAACGCCATACGTCTTGAGCAGATCGAGAAGGACGGTGGCGAAGGTCGGGCTGACACGCTCCAGCGGTTGGAGAAGATGGAAGCCGATATCGACAAGCAGATGACGATCATGGAAGAGACGCAGAAGCGGATCAACCGGGTCGACACTAGCGAAGGCAGCGAGGGCGAGAGTCCCGAACACAAGTTGTGGCATGATCGGTTCTGCGATCTAATGCGGAAGCTTGATGTAACTGATCACGATGTAGTAGAGAAATATCCGATCCACTTCAACGAGTTTTTGCGACATCCTGGCGGTGTCGGCATGTCAATCCCTGACAACCTTCAAAAAGCGCTTACAGTGGATAGCAATACTGGCGGTGGGTTTTTGGTAGCAGAGGAGTTTCTTCGGCAACTCGATAAGACGCTGACCGAGACATCCAACATCAGGGCAAATGCTCGGGTGCTGACTATTCAAGGCAATAGTCTGCCGTTCCCAAAAGAAACAGCAAAAGCGGTCGCTGTCATTGTTGGCGAGGGCGGGACGCTCACAGCCGATACGACGCAAGCGTTCGGGCAGGGTGAAATCCAGACGTATAAGATGGCATATGCTCAGGATTTTAGTTCTGAAGTGATAGCAGATGCGGCGTTCCCTCTTGAATCCGAATTACGCGAGTGGCAAGCGAGAGCACTTGCAGTGCTAGAGGGAAGTCTCTTCGTGGTCGGCGATAATGATGGCCGGCCCGAAGGATTCACAACTAATGGAACGATTCAAGCTGCTGCGACGAGTAGTGGTAGCAACAGCACTATCGGGGCTGATGCCGATCCTTTGATTAACATGCAAGTTGCGATCAAAGATGGTTATTGGGGTGCTGCGAAGTGGTACTTTGATCGAGCGACCTTTGGTGCCGTGCGTAAGCTGAAGTCTGGCGATGCGCAGTACATGCTCGTGCCGGGCATCGCGGGTGCCATGATCTTCACCATATTGGGCAAGCCGGTTGTCATCACGCCGGACATGCCGACTATAGCGCAGAACGCTTACCCGATTGCATACGGCGATCTGCGGTCGTGCTACACCATCGTTGACAAGGTCGGCGCGACAATGCAGCGTGATCCATTCACGCTAAATATGACGGACATGGTTCGGTTCGTTTTGTACAAGCGGACCGGTGGTGGGGTCGTAAGGCCCGAAGCAATAAACCTCCTAAAGATTTCAACTTGAAAGGAGGATGACGTAATGACTATGAGACAATTCATAATTTTCGCGATCCTGGGTGTGCTCTATACCATCGGCAACATGGCATACGTTGAGGCGCGATGGCAACGAGGCAGTGGCGGTGATCTCGTTGAAGTGACGGGCGTGGCGAAAGTCGAGTACCAAACCGGCTCGGAACTCGAGATGCAGAGCGGCGCGACGATGGACATCCAAGCGGGTGTTACATCGACTAATGCGGCAGTGACTGCCTTTACCGGTGCCAACACTCATACGGGTATCGAGACGCATACGGGTGCTGAGACCCATTCCGGTGCTGAAACGCATGCTGGCATTGAGACGCATTCGGGCGCCGAGACTCACACAGGAGCCGAGACATTTACTAATGTCGCGACGTTCGATACAATCGGCGGTACGACTAATATTGAAGTTGTTATAGTGCCGGCCGATACTCTGAAGAGCACATTTCAGGAAGTCGGTGGATTCTTGGCATTCACTGGCGAGGGCGGTGCTGACGCGGCGAACGCGCTGATGATGGGTATCGGAACGAGCGCCGATCCGGCAACCGACGCAATAGCAAACAAGAGCTTCTGGGAGATGCGTACCCAGAGCACAGCGACGTCTGGCGATTCTCGCGGCCTGTACTGGCGACATGAGTTCAAGGGCGCAGGAATTGGCGGCGAGGTAATCCGCGCGAATGGCCAAGTGGCGGAAGCTATCGCTAATGCCAACGGC